CTATTTTCCGAATTCTTCCATCGTCTCCAAAACGGATTGGGCCAGGAGGGCCGCGCCCAGGGGGAGGGCGCTGTCGTCTGTCTTGAAGCGCTCGTTGTGCCAGCAGGGATTGCTCTGACCAGGAAAGCCGGTACCCAGCCAGTAGAAGAAGGCCGGTACCTCCCGGCCAAAGACGGCGAAGTCCTCGGAGCCCATATCCCCCCGGGGCTGGACGATGTTCTCCTCCCCCACCACGGCGGCGGCGGCCCGCCGGGCCAGACGCACCATCTCGGGCCGGTTGTCTGTCACGGGGACTTCCGGAACAAAGCGCACCTCACACCCGCACTGGTAGGAGGCCGCGATCCCCTTGGCCAGCGCCTCCAGCCGGTTTTGTGTCTTCTGAATCACCTCATCAGAGTGGGCCCGGATGTCCCCGGTCATGGTGAGGGTCTCGGGGACGAAGTTCTCCGGCGTACCGGCATTGATGGAGAAGACCGCGCACACCAGCGGGTCCTGGGGGTCCGTATTGCGGCTGACAATGGTCTGTATCCCATTTACAATGGCCGCACCCGCCACGATGACATCCACGCACTTGTGGGGTGCACCGCAGTGGCCGGTTACCCCGGTGAGGGTGATAAAAAAGTGGGACTTCCCCGCCATTACCGCGCCGGGGATTACCGCCACCTGTCCTCTGGGTACCTCCGGCCGGGTGTGCAGGCCGAAGAGCTGGGTGGGCTTCTGGGGCAGCCGATCCCACAGACCGCGGCTGAGCATGGCCGCGGCCCCCTGGGTAATCTCCTCCGCCGGCTGGAACAGGAAGGCCACGTTCCCCCGCAGCTCCCCCCGGCGCTGGGCCAGCAGCCGCGCCGCCCCCAGCAGGCAGACAGTATGAAAATCGTGGCCGCAGCCGTGCATCACCCCAGCCTCTTCCGATACCACGCCGTTGTCCGCCGGCTCCTGCTGCTCAATGGCGTCAATGTCCGCCCGCAGAGCCACGGTGGGACCTGGAGCGCCTCCCTCCAGCCAGGCCGCCGCCCCGGTCTCCATACCGGTGTCGATCAGGTGCAGCCCCATGGCCAGAAGCTGATCCTTGATGACCTTTGTGGTGCGGTGCTCCTGAAAGGCCAGCTCCGGGTGGCGGTGAATATCGTCCTTGACCGCCTTCAGCTGGGGATAGAGGGCTTGTGCCGCCTCCAGTATTATTTCATTCATCATTACAGACATCCTTTCTCCGCCGGGACGGCAAGGCCGTGCCTCCGTCCCACCAAAGCTAATATAATCCCTGTCCCCTCTCTTTTCAAGTGGCAAAGCGCCCGAATTTCCTCTCTGGACGTTCCCAAGACCGGGACAGATTTCCCCAGGCGCCGGTCCTGAGCGAATACGGAGACAACCTCTTGCCAAAAACGGTGAGATTGACCGGAAGGCACAAAATATTCCACAAAAATATCTGATTCGGCCTCCATTTTCCCTTGCTATTTTTCACAAACAGGTGTATAATAAGGGCAAGTTCAAGAGAGAAAGGAGTATTCGCTATGATTGTATGGAACAGCGGTGGAACCGATGTAGATGACCTCATCTTTGGCGGCGACGAACAGGTAATTCGAAGCGAGCGATAAGATCAGCGGGCCGGTACACAGAAGTTCCACACCATAATTATTGGTGTGGTTTTTTCGTTTTTACGCAGATATGATAGAGAGGGCGGCTGGAACCCATGATTACGCCAGGACAGCAGAATTGACGGCAAGGCGCCTTGCGCCTTGCCGTTTTATTTTTCTTTCTGAAAAAGCACGCCCGGCTTCAAAAAAACTTAATGAAATCTCTATAGCGGCCCACTCAAAACCGTGGTACACTTACATCACGGAAATCTTTGGAGAAATGGGGCGGCACCTTACATGAAACGCCATAGTCATCTTTGGATCGGTACGCTTTTGCTGACGCTGGCCCTGCTGGCGGGCGGCTTCTGCTTTCTCTGGAAAACCGGCTTTTTTCAAGCGGTCTCCTCTCTGGACGGGATGCGCGCCTATATGGAGCGCTTTGCCCCCTTTTCCCACCTGGTCTTTTTTCTTGTCCAGCTGGCCTCTGTCATCCTGGCCCCCATCCCCAGCAATCTCACTGCACTGGCCGGCGGGGTGCTTTTTGGCGTTTGGGTCTCCTTTTTTCTCACTGCCGCCGCGGTGATCTCCGGCTCGGTACTGGTCTTCACCCTGGCCCGGATTTTGGGGCGCTCTTTTGCCGACCGCTTTGTCAGCAAGCGGCTGTCCGATCGGTATCTGGAAGTCATCCGCCGCAAGCGGGATACCTTTCTCGCTTTGGTCTTCCTCTTCCCCTTCTTTCCCGACGATCTCATCTGCATTCTGGCAGGACTGACCGATATCCCCACCTTCCGCTTTTTTCTCCTGGTCACCCTCACCCGCCCCTGGGGACTGTTGGTGGCCTGCGCCCTGGGCGGCTCCGCCATCTCCATCCCCCTGTGGGGCATGGTGCTCATCGGTCTGGCCGGCCTAGCCATTTTTGGGGTGGCCCTCAAATTCGGCGACAAGTGGGAAAACGCCCTGCTGGAACGCTTTCAGAAATAGGCGCTCTGCCGCCGGTTCCCCCTGCCTCCCCCAGTGCATAGGATAGTTCGATTCCAATCTCTTGGAGGTGATTCTTTTGACGATGCTTGCCACCGTATGTCAGGTCTATTCTGACGCCCTCCTGGTCTGCGATCACGCCACCCACCAGGAAGTCGTGGTCAATACTTCCCAGGCTGCCAGCTTTCAGCCCGGCAATCAGGTCCGCATCCAGTACAGCGGCGCTATGACTCGGAGCATCCCGCCCCAGATCTCCGCTATCTGCATCTGCCTGGTCCGCGCTTGATTTTTGACCTCCCCCAGGACTGCCCCTTTCAGCGGCCCTGGGGGAGTTTTCCATCCTGTCCCCCCGCTCCCATATTCGGTTTGACTCAGGCCGCTGTTCCTCCGCTCCGCACCAAATGCCAGCCAGGTCATAGAATGGTTTGGAAGGAATTCCAACACTCTGTTAGGAGGTACTGCAATGCCTGAAAAAATTCTGCCAGGCCCTGTACAGGATACCGCCTGTATCCGCGAGGCCGTCTGTATTGACACCAGAAAAATCTTTGACAGCTGTAAAGATAAAGACTGCATTGAGGATCTGCGCTTCTATCCCACTCAGGATTCTCAGGCCGCCATCGACCGGGCGCTGAGCGTCAAAGCCGGCAAGGCGGAGCTGCTCTATGTGTACATTGACGTGGAGCCCATCGGCTTCAACCGGGGGTTCTATACGGTGGACGTCCGGTACTACTACCGGGTCACCGCCGATGCCTTTGTAGGCGCGGTGCGGCCAGTGCCCATCTCTGGCCTGTGCGTCTTTGACAAGCGGGTTATCCTCTATGGCAGCGAGAGCACCGCCAAGATCTTCTCCTCTCAGGTAGTCGCTGAGGGCGCAGATATCCAGATCCAGAAGAGCAATGTCCCCACCGCGGTGGTAGAGATAATATATACCAAATAGGGAAAATTTTAGAGAGTTGCTATTTCATCCACCTTTTTCAGGACAATTCGTACGGTTCCCTCTCTATTGACACTAATATGGTCAATAATTTTCCGTAAGTCGAGGTTTGTCACTGTTTCAAGTTGCAAAAACCGCTCTATCTCCTGCATATAAGCCTGTACAAAGGTTTCGCTGCCCTGACGAACCGCAAGTGCCTGTTCATACTGCTTCAGGCTGTAGTCCAATGCCTTCAATTCATCGGCGATACTGGCAGTCTTTTCCTTTAGCTCGCTCATCGTCATCACATCGTTGGCGTACATCTCCTGATACCGTTCCTTTTTTGCAAGCAGGCGCTTCCGTTTCCGCTCAATATCGGCTGTGTTAACCTCCTCTTGCCTGTCCGGACGCCGATTTTCAACAATAGCAAGAACCTCTTTTATAAAAGTATCCTTGTCCTGAATGATAGAAGAAATATACTTCCGAATCTCTTCAAGGAGTCTGTCCTCTTCCAATTTGACCGTGTTGCCGCACCGCTCAGCTGTATACTGATCGTTGGTTACACATTTCCAGTAAACGCGAGTGTTGACATGGGTATAGTGCTTCCGGCAGAAAGACCGCCCGCAATGCTCACACTTGATCAGCGTACTAAACAAATGCTTGCTGCTGTATCTTGCGCCTACAAACGGTGCGCCGCAATCATACTGCGTCCGTCTTTCACTTAACTGCCGCTGTGCTTCCGCAAACATTTCCGGAGAAACAATCTCCCACTCCGGTCTCTCGTGATGGAAGTGCTGCTCTTCTGGGATACGTACCTGTTTGCCTGTCAGATAGTCCTTAATCTCATACTTATTATTAACGTAATGACCGCTATAAATAGGATTCATAAGGACGCGCCGGACGCCTCTTGGATTCCACTCGCAGTCAAACTTTGTCCTGTAACCCAGGTTGTTCAGCGTCATGCTGATGGTACGGCAACCCAATCCCTTTTCTGTATACAGGCGGAAGATTTCTCGAACTACCTTGGCCTCTTTATGGTTAATCGCAAGGGTAAAATTATCAATGCGATCGTAGCCAAAAATCCGCTGCGGCACTCGCCCTTTCTGAGCATTGATCTTTTTTCCAAACTTGACACGTTTGCTAAGATTTGCGCTCTCTTCCTGCGCCATTGCGCCAAACATAGTAAGGACAAATTCGGATTCACCCAAACTATCCATATTCGCGGTCAGAAATAACGTGTTTACACCAAGGCTTTTCAAGGCACGGATACTTTGCAGAAAATCGACCGTATTTCTTGCCAAACGGGAAACGTCTTTGACAACGACCATGTCGAACAGACCAAGCTTAGCGTCCCTCATAAGCCGAACAAACTCATCGCGTTTTTTCAGGCTGGTTCCAGAAATGCCTTCATCCGCATACAGGCGGACCAATTCATGGCCATTTCTGACTGCATATTCCTCGAAAAATTCCTTCTGATGCCCCAAGCTGTCCATTTGCTCTTCTTTTTCAGTTGATACGCGGCAATAAGCTGCTATCTTCATTTGTTGGTTGCTCCTTTCTTCCAACCAACCTATAATCCATCGATAGTATACCATACAAAATAACAAAGATAAAGTGATTGAATATATTTACCTTCGGTATTCATGGATTTAGGTTGTCGTTTCTACTTTTCCTTCTATGTCGAGCGCAAAAACTTTCTCCGCAGCTATCTTTTGCAGCACTTTACGCAGAGCCTCTGCTGTATTGGGGTCTTCGAATACGTATACCACAGTGGTCTTTTTCAAGTAAAGAACACCTCCCAGTTTATAACCTATCTATATGTTTTGATTGCTTACAAATATCCTACAGACGCAAAGAACCCCGCAGGCCTATTTTGAAGACCTGCGGGATTTCCGTTTTTATTTACTGCCTGCCTTTCCAATAGCCTCCATAAGCTTGTCATAACCAAACATGGCCGCATATGAAACCATAAAGCCCAGCACGACTGCTGCGGCGCCCATATACCATGCCACCGTGATTGCTTTGAGCTGACAATAGGCGAAGAACACCGTCAGTGTGAGCGTCATTGAGACGATAACCGCCAAAATGTTTGTCGGCAGTCTATCCCATGTCAACTTCTTGAGCACCTGGACCACGATATTGGTCAACACTACCAGTACACCGACGATGTTGATAACCGCGGACCAGTTCAGAATACTTTCCATACATGATTCCTCCTTATACTACGCAACTCTATCGGGCGGATTTGAGTCACATTTATCCGGCCATACATTGTTCTTGCTGAGATTTTCCACGGCGGCTTTGACAGCATATACCAACACTACGCCAATAATTTCGGTGAGCGCCACCTGTGAGAGGCTCTCGGCGATCTGCTCTCTGCCTAGCCACGCCAAGATGTAGCTGCACCACACCCAGGCAAGGCCATTAAGCAGACAGACCCATACGATGACCTTCATAGTAGTCGCTTTTCTCTTTCCAGCAAAAATATCCGTGTTCTCTTCTGTTTCAGTATTCCACATATTTCTCCCCTTCCTACTCCTGCCCCGCTTCAGCTTCGTCCTTTGCGCGGCTCTCCTGGAGGAAGTCCCGCTTCTTCAGACGTTCCCTATAGACCTCCCGGATGTTCTCAATGGCAAGGACCGCCCGGTTATTGGGGTAATCGGGGTGCTCTTCACAATACCGCTCATAATCGTCGATTTTAGCCAGTACCTCGACAAACTCCTCTTTCGTATGATCAATGGGGCGAAGCAGTTCGTTATTAAAGTGCAGGATTTGAACTCGACGGCTGTCGGCGGTGCGGCGATCATCCATATCGATATGATGATCCAACTTCGCTTCAATACCGCCCAATCTATGGGATATGTCGGCGTTGACCGCTTTGCCAACGGCCTTGGCAAACGCCGACCAGGGGGTTATTTTAATAGGGGCGATCTGCACCAGCGTCATAAGAACCAGAAGCAGACCACCCCCGCCAGCTAAAAGCTCTTGGATGTTCAAGATTCACTCCTCCTGTCACATTACTTGCTGTCTGGTGTTCTGATTAACTTCTCCGCTTCTTCCTCCGTCAGCCGCCCAGCGGCCACTAGAGCCTCCAGACGGGACTTGTCCCATAGACGGGGATAGTAAGCTGCCGCCATCTCAAATATCTTCATGGAATCACATCCTTTCTCTTTACATTGTTGGTGATATGTTGTATCATTGGATCAAGAGGTGATTATATTGGCCAAAAAGCTTGGAGAAAAAGATTACCGGGAGCATCTACGAGATCAAATTTGCTTCCTACAGTCGTCTGCTAAGTCTTATGACCTTGGAACAGAAATCGAAGCAAAGCGTATGGCTGTTTCTCTGCGAGTTCTTTTATATGACACAAAAGATTCTTCATCTTTGCTGGGGCAGATGCAACTTAAAAAGAAAATGAAGTTTATAAGTACAGCCCAAAAATATGACTCAGCAAATTTATTATCGCAACAATGCCTGTTATCAATGACTATTGGTCCCAGTGGTGGACGATATAATCCACTATTTGAAAATAACAACCACTGCAAACTCATATCTTGTCGAGAATGGGGTTATGAGGTTGTATTTTGTGATACGTATAGAAAACTATATCGCCGGAAAGACCTTATTCAGCTTTTAGCGAATATGGATGGCGGTGCGCATGTTGATGCGGAACTTTCAGATAATTATTCAGGACTCAAAACGAACAGCTTAACCGGCTGGGTCATCCGATCGGAAGATGGCACAGATAAGGGAATGGAAAACGACCCAGTCTATGCATCTATGCGACAAATGACATTCGAAGTTTTGCAGTCTCTTTATAGAATCAAGCAGCCATTATTCTCTGAGAAATATTTCTAACCGCTCTAGCAGGTAGGAAATATCCTCCTTTGCGTACGCAATAAACCTCGCATCAGCGGCCATAGTTTCCCGAACGGTATGACTCAGATTATCATAGCTAGTCTGCGCAATGTACTGCCCGTTTTCAGTCACAACAACAGGACTATCATCCCCGAAATATTCATCATTAGCTTGCCATACTTTCCAGGCTCCAGGCGTAGTTGCTTGGAGCCTTTCTTTTATCTCCAAAACTCTCTGCCCACTCACAAACTCACCCCCTGCATGGCCGCCAGGAAGTCAATATCCGCCCTCAGCCGCTCCGTCTCACTGGGCGGGGG